ACATGGGGTGGAGGTTAGGATGGGGTCTACTCTGTCTCCTTCACGGCTATGGTTTGAGTATTTTATACGATCTGTCCCGATCGTACTCCCGTAGCTTTGTTGGATATATCGTCCTAGTCTATATTCTTCGTTGCGATTCAAATAATCAAAAATCTTACGGCGATATAATTTTATAATATCAAGGAAATAAGTATATGCACATTAACTAATTAAGTTTTGTTAAATAGATTTGAACTAGACTCAACTATAATTCTTTGGGTATCATTGCGAAACTGCGTCTATTACCCTGTCTTTCAACGTCAGTCAAACTTGCGGTCCTTGATAAAGAATAACGTCGTTCAAGAGTGTTTCTCTTCGAAATTGAGTCCTCATTAGATTGTTGGGGAGAAATATCAGATAGAATCGTTTGAGCTCTAACGGTCGCATCTCTTAACAAAGATACTACATTAAATATCATCTCAGTTGTTGTAGTCAAGATTTCAGTAATTTCTTTTCCTTTAAAATGCGCTGGTAATTGAAATTGAGGACTAGCATATCTAATTAATTCAGTAAGAGCTAAATGTAATTGATTCAACATAAATTCATCTATTTCCTTCGGAGGAGCGTTTAATTTAACTTGAAGATCTAGTACCGTTTGTCGTAACTCAAGCAATATGGTTTCATCAAGTAATACTCTTCTCTCCATTGTCGTTAACCTATTACAAATATGTGTATATTTCTCTTTATATGAAGGCATTATCCTAAGTTTTATTAAATAAACATATAAAATAGATCTAGATTAATTGTCGTATTTGAAAATATTATCACAAACGGCTCGGCATCTCAGATCTTTCCCAGTCATGTTTGTATTAGTTAAATTTGTATGCATGATATCCCACAAATGAGTGTAGATTTCCGATACTTCCGTTCGTCTCGCCTCATATAAAGCGGATAATTTGGTACGCAATGAGAGTACGGTATCCGTCACATCCAATTGGAAATGTCTAGAGACATTAGGTTCAACATTCCAGAACTGCGAAACAAGCTCTGTAGATCCATATGAATAATTGATTTCATTTTTTGTTCTAAATTCTACACTTTGATAATTTCCTGTTCCAATAGACCCTAATTGAGTTGCATATAGAACAATGTCAGATACTTTATTATCAGAAATACAGAGAGAAATAATAAGAGTAGGATGTATCATACTTATTAAACACCGTATTTCATCCTCATGTCCTACGTATCTGATGATTACTTCGGAATCGATTGGTAATCTAAGAAGTAGTGTTTTTAATCTTTGGAAAGAAATATCTAAGTCTATTACTAACATTGGTCTCAGTTCTTTGAAACAATCGAGTTCACCTTTTAAGACATCTCCATCATCTGAGTAAGTATGATTACTCCATGAGAAATTTTCAGTATTTGCCGACATGATTAATTCTGGAGGCTTATAGGAAGCAGATCTATGTGATATAGATGGGAAAGAAGAGATTAGGTCGTACCCTATAACACCTACGTGTCTATCGACTAAAGCACGAGATGTTGCACCTCGTCCGACTCCAATTACATGGAATTTCCGTTGCTTGCTTAGTCCTCTATCGAACAGTATTTCAAATATTGCATTCCAATCACTATAAAGAGGTGAATAGATTCCTACTGTCCTACGATGAAGTATTCGTAATCGATCCATAATACTACGATCTTGTTTTAGTACTATGTCATTCGGCTCAAGAGATCCATAATGTTCGGTATATTCTACTTTGCATATTCCGTGGTTCGAGAATTTTAGAGGATGCGTTATTGTATTCTTTTTATCTCGATACTTTTCCCTGTCTCGAAGCATACGCATTGCTTCCTTATCGGTACGATGCAAGAATAAGCATGGCATATCAGGGAGCGTGTATTCCAAGTTCGATATCTTCCGAGAAATTTTTCGTGTAACAACTGAGATATATGTTGCCGGATCTTGTTTTAAAAGTTCCATCGGCGGTTCAATACTTAATACTGATTTCCGAAGATTTGTAAGAGATTGGATAGGATATGTAGCAATTGCATGCGCTAAAATTAGTCGTCTTCTTCCTAGTCTAGCCGAAGATTCTTTCCAGTTACTGAACAGGATTAATCGGGGTATACTACTCATTCCTCTAGTCGATAATAGTGTATGTGCCATACGCAAAAGTTGAGTAGCCATATAATCAACGGGTCGCTTATACCCAGATTGAGTAGGTTGAAGATTTATTCTACGATGTTGATTGTAGTGAGTTGTAGAAAACATTGGATGTAGTCTGATTCTTACCCATTCTCCTGAATAGTAAGTAGCTTTTGTCTTTAAGATTTTCTTGAATAGTGGTAGCGATTTGTCGGGGGAGTTTGAAACGAATATTGCATAATATGCGTCAGTTATAATATTCCAACAGATCGCATGTTCAACGATATTAGGATCGACTCGTGAAATTTCTTTAAAATCGAAGATATCTGCTGTTCCAAGTATCCCGTCATAAGGTTTCTTCTGGTCAGCGCTGGAAGAAACACATGATTCTATATAAGAGTAAATTAAGTCTAAATCTGAAGGTGGTGATGAGATATGTGGTATTACTGAAGGGAGGGGAATTTCGGGTATTTCAGACGCAAAGATCTCTCCCACCCAAGCTAATTTGTTAGACGTGAGATCCGGCCATTTAATTTCTATAGCCTGCTCTGAAGGAATCTTAGAAACTGAAGTATTAATTTCACGTAATTGGCTTGGGATATAATAGCAGATATTAGGAGGAAGTATAGTGTTACCGGTAGACAATATTTGATACAAATTAGTTAATGTCATGTAAAGAGTCTGAAACACCACTGGATAATCTGCATCTCCACCTGATAAAATACCCGCTTGGTCTGAGCTAAAGATAATGTGCGTGGGCACAGAAGAACTCCCTAAAACGGAGAATACATGAGATGTACTCTTGTGGCGATGAACAGCAGTTCCACCAATTGATTCGGGAAAAATAGGTATTAATTTTTCCAAGGTCCAAGGAGAACGAGAAGAAATAATCGATTGAAACAGTGGTTTTAATGAGAGATCTCCTTGTAATTCGGAATATGTGAGTACTGCATTCTTCAAATCTTTCATAGTTGAATTCGTACTTACAATGCGATATCCGTGATCAGATAATTTCTGTTTTGTTGAAGTTCCGAAATTAGGAGGTGCTCGACCGCAGGTAGTCAATATGTCTTTTCTATTTTCAGTTGTCGCACTAATTAGTGGTATTCCAGGTTTGAAATAGCCAATTTCAAAATCAAAAGGAGTATAGACTCCGATCGATGTGTTATCTAATCCAAGATTCCAATGAGTCCTTAACTCAGTAGCCATGTCAAAGGGAGGCGGATGACGTCCTCCAGACTTCTTAGCAGCTAACACCCATCGATCAAGAAGAACAGACAAAATTGTGGAATTTGCTTGAGAGATTTTATCGATGAAATTAATTCCTGGGATAATCTTTTCAAGAGTTCTTGTCATGGAGAATCTCTTAATAGTCTTATTATAAAGACCAGCCGGTGTTAACTCAAATAAATCTGCCGCAATTTGCGGGTGCAGAGGTTTCATTTTTGTCAATAAAGATTTATAATTCTCTCCTTGTTGCCGTAAATCGTTTGATATCAATTGCTTGATATCTTTATTATTCACTATTCCAGGTAGTGCCTTCGATACAGCATTAGATATCAAGTGAGACGCATCATTTGGTTTCTCAATTGGGATTGAATGCGGATCATTTATTAGATTAGTTGCATCAATTTTGTGCGGTACAAATTCTTGAGTTCTCAGAAGCCACATGTAGTTTCTTACAATTGGTTCTGTTTGAGATAAGTAGTATGTAGCTGCAACATCAAAAGACAAATCATCTGATTCTCCTTTACTGAAATATCGTGTCCATGGCATCATAGGCAGTCCACCTAACGATCCTGGAATTAAAAGCACTTTCCGAGAAGTTGCTGATCTTAATAACCGCAAGATACCTTTATGTTCAAGACTATAAAGCGGTGAAGCTAATCTCCGACGTAATAATAAAATTACTTGAATATGCTTCCACCATACGGCACGGAAAGAATTGTGAAGTGTTCCTGCTACTGCGACAGAATTTGCAACAACTCCGGATATTTCCTTACTTAGAGAAGGAATTGTGTAATCTAATCTAGAGAAAGCTCTAGATGAGAATTTGAGACTATACATAGTATGAACTCCGCGGATATAGATTTCTTTCCCGTAAGTTAAGACAGTTCGGGAATCAATACATTCTTCCGGCTTTACCTCATGATTCAATCGCTCACACCTTCGTTCTACGGAGTAGAGAAAAGATTGTAAGGCGAGGCTAAGCGACTGTTTTTTAGTGTTAAATGACAAGAAGAAGACCTGATTGTCACCTTGTCCTGCCATCTGGAAAGAACATTGTTCATCTTGAATGGCATAGTACATCATAGCCAATGTACAAATCGTCCAAAGTGTTTGTTGAATTCCTTCAAAACCTCCTAGATGATTCCTCCATACTAAATTTGATTCCGGCCAAGTAGAAGCATGTGAATTTGGTGTGACACCTGGAGGAAGAGTATTTTTATCTGTCATGACAATAGTAGATTGAGTGAAGAAAGAATGTGCTTGAGAGAATACACCTGGGAGTCCGAATATTTTTTCTAATGATCTGGAAATAGGATTAACAGAACATGCTCGCCATCTTAGGTTCCATCTTGAAAAATCCACTTCCACTAGACAAGTGTTCGTTCTATTATTTACAGCAGTTAGATCATAAAGTCTTTTTTTGAGCTTGGTATTCGTCATGGTCATAGTTTGTTGAGGCAAATATCCATTATCACCCGAATCACCTCCCATAAATCTCTTAAGATTAGTTTCTGTTAAGACAAAGAATAAACGAACTTCGAATGTTAGTTTACAGAAACAACGAGCAGAGGTTTTAAATTCACGTTCCTTTTGAGTCAGTTCGACGATTCTTTCATCTATATGGAATTTACCTTTCCTCATCCGCTCGACAATTTGAAAAGTATCTACATCTGCTCGTTTAATTAATGATTCTAGAAGGCGACGGTAACTTTCCCCAGATTGTTTAAACCAGAACCCGGATGACTTATCTGCTCCTGGACATATTGCTTTATCGTCAATCATATCAAGATAATCAGGAGAATAATCGAATTCCATAAACTTTGGGAATTCAACATCATAGAGATCCGAAAGCGGGTAACTTGCATCATTGATCTTTGTTATTCCCGATTTCCACAAGTTGTAGAGTTTGGTGTTTTTCTTAGGGCCATCTTTATCAGTGAAGGCCGGCCATACCTGGTTCTTTTTGAGGTAACGATCTAGAACTAGTCTTTTAAAGTGTGCATGATAATCTCGGATTGCCAATAGATCTAAGTTACCAGTAGGACATGCTTCCTTCTTGACTGAAATAGATGAAATCTCAGCGTAAACAAATGGATGACCTGACATTTTAGTACATCCAAATAGCTCTGTTACTATTGAAATATCGTTCGTAGATTCGATAAGTTCTATTAATTGAGAGGTTAATGGACATTCATTTGTTTTTGACAATTTTTTCTCTTTTTCTTGAAGTTTTGCACATGTACGTACAAATGAACTTAAAGGTAGTACGTCACCTTGAGTTAATGATGTGAGATACGATTTAGTTACCGATTCAGGACCTTTCACGAGTTCGTACCCTTTGTTTCCATACATCTTAAGTACCGCCTCTTGCCATAATAATAATTTTCGTAAAAATTCACGGAGCTGTTGATTAGAGTTATGCATATTTGCATCTAGAGCAAGAAACGCATTAAAACGAGCCAAACATACGTCTTGAATCATTTGAAGCTGTTCAAATGAATATAATCTTCGAATCGGTGCGAGCTTCTTTGGCTTTCCATTCTCATCAGTGATCATCTTACTAAAACCTATTTGTTCCATAACAAATCCGTCATAAAAAAAGAAAATGGAATCTTTAATGGTGAGTCCTTGTTTGCCGAATTGTTTTTTCTGCTTCCGTTGTCGATATTTTTCTACCAAAAAATCCCAATATCGATAAGATTCGTAGTGAAGATACGTATCTTCCTTTGCTTCCGGTATAAATTTCTCTTCATTCTCTATGAAGGTTTGAACTTCTGGTAATGTTCCCCATTTTTTGAAAGCACAGAGTTCTGAGCGATACAGCTCTGATGATTCTGCTAGTGAAGTTTTCAAACTTTCTCGCGCTATGAGTGTACGTGTAAATAGATCAGGATATTGATCGGGAGTTACTATTTGAGGAGCTGTAGAGGTCCCTATTAAATCCAATAACCAAGGAGTTGCTACACGTTCAAGTCCGGAATAAGAATGCAATACATTATGTTTACATATATTTTTAATTATTAACGGAACATCTGATTTGATATAAGGAAATTTACTCTTCGCAAAACGATTTTGTTCTTTATAATGCAATATTTCATCATAAAGCAATCTTAATCTATCCATAAGAGAGGAGAGAATAGGACTACGGAGATGTTTTTCTGCAGGAGCAGCAGAACGACGTTCTCTGACTGAATCAAACTCAAATGCCTCACTGAAATTCATATTGCTGATGTGAGTGAAGTGACCTCCTAAGTTTTATTAAATAATTTATGTACGTTAAGATTTAAGTAATTATTATACATATGTGCATTGATCACTTGCAATCATGCCCCTTAACCCGAAATTATCTCTATTTCGTCGAATTCTTCATCTTCTGTAACTAAAGAAAACTCACTTGATGATTCAATCAAATTTGCTTCCCATACTCTTTTGGTTAGATTCTCTAATAAGACCAACGCACATACGAAAGCATATAGGTCGAACTGCGGTTGACTATCGAGTATATCCATTCTTGTCATATGACTCTGATTCTTACGTAAATATGGATGTCTCCTAAGTTTTATTAAATAATCACCAAAGAAGATTTCAAGTTAGAAGTCATCAGATTCTTTTCCCTACATTCGGATTAACCATGACAAACATAAAGATTATTAATGTAGTAGTTGAGAGTATTCGGATATGCAGTATTTGCCGAAGCAATTGCAGTGCATGTGATATCATAACGAGTATGATTGATTCTATACTCCCTACCATCTGTAGGAGCAGTACAAATATCTCGACGAATGAACTCAGCCTGGTCACATATAATAGATTCAGACAGGTAACGATGATTAGTGTTCAATCTATCCTCGACTCTGAATTTCTCCCATTGGAAACTTGGACGATCAATGGAGATTGCATCTATCATACCTTGACTAATTGCACGAGAAAAGAAATCGCGATTAGGAATTATTTCGGAGGGTGGAGACTTCCGAATTCTGAAGATAATGACATCGGGTTCAGTCAAATTGGTGCTTCCGGATCCAAGTGATCCCGAATCCGACATATGAAGTCCGTACTTATTGTTCAAGAAAACATAGAGACCTGGTATGTCTTCCTTACTTTTATCCAGAGCCAATGTTACCGAAAAAGGAGAGCTCTTAATAGATAACAAGTAATGCCCTTTAGCTGGACACATGCAGACACGTAATTTCGTTTCAACGAGAAGTTTCGCTAAAATCTCCCAGGAAAGCTCAGTTTTATCTTGCATGTTAAGGATTAAGGCATTTTGGAAAAATCCAATTTTCTTATCCAATGTTCGATGGAGAGAGGTTGTGGCATTTATTTGCTCCTGTAGACGATCCAACTCACCAGACACGGTAACTTGTAACTCAATTGAGCTTGAGAATTTGCAAAGGATTGAAATATCCTGACAGTTATCTAAGAGAGTAGACATATTGATGGAGATGATTTATGTGTAACTCCTAAGTTTTATTAAATAATTCGAGAGATCGTTTAGATAAGAAAATGAGAGTTCAGATTGGAGTTGAGATTATTGGGCAGGAGCTTCGGGAACAGCTTCTTCGGCAACTTCTCGAATATTGAGAAGAGCAATAAGTTTCTCTCTATGTTGAACACTCAGAGTTCCTCCCGCATACTGACCAAGAGTAGATTCTTGTTGAGACAAGGCAAACACAGCAACACCGAGAAGCTCATTAATGTCGTTTCTATCAATGGGAATATACGCGCTTCCGAATATAACTTTGAGATACATTCGACGTTTTGTAGAAGTATCGAGGAAACGTTGGAGAGCATGAGCAGCAGCGAAATATTCAGTCTCAAGATCACGAAATTCCTTGAAGAACTGAGGATATTTTCTGGCGTACTTCGTAATCAATAAGAGAGGACTGAGGGATGCACCAAAAGTGAGTCGAAACATCACATAGAACATTCGTTGAGTACCGGATACCATTGGGTCATCTTTATCAACGATAGAGCTCATCACAAGAGCACGATCGCGAATGATTGAATTGAATGTCTTGTTGACTTTGCTCAGAACTGCGTGCGACAAATATGGAGAATTGTCAGTGAAGACCTTGAGTTCCCCGGAAGGCATGAATTGAGAGATTGCATTTCTTCGTTTAAGATTGAATGCATCAAGATTCTCAGGAGTTGGTTGTTTAGCAACAGCAATTGCTAAGATACCAGCAAATGCGGCAATTTCCATAGAGTCTACCCCGTAGGCAAAGAGGATTGCCTCATCAGGAACTTCAAGCTCATCATACCATTTTGGAACGCATGCATCTGGCAATGGAGGTAACTCAGCTTCACTTGCGTCCTCTGCAGGAATATGACTGAATCGAGATATGACCCAATTCTTGATGTCAGTTGCGGTATCCTTGAACGTATTTGCCAATCTCGCAGTAGAATGGTTCACACCACTGGCCGAGATCAATGCACCGATGATTAATTTGGCAATATCATCAGAATCCTCTGCATGTTGAAGTCCAGCAAGGCACATGCGAACAGGAAGATCAGTTACACTCACAAAGATATCAGAGTATTCACAGTTTCGAGTCAAATCAATAACAGGAAGTCGATCACGATTAGCCTCGATATTTACACCATAAGTGTCTTTGTCTTTAAAAACATCTGGGATGGATCGGCGTGAGTCAGACATTGTAAGCAGCTTTTCTATTTTAAATGAATACTATTGAACGAAACTGAGATTGTAAGGTAATCTCCTAAGTTTTATTAAATAATCTTACCGTTCTAAATGAAATACTACTTCCTGAGATGTTTTGGCAATTTCATTTTAGGTTGAGTAGAATTATCAGTAATTTTCTTCATTAATACTTGATCATTCTTAGTCAGTTCAACTTTTTTCAAACCTGACTTAAGTTCCTCAGGGTACATTGATAAGATATTATTCGTTGCGGCAGTTAGTCTTTCCACTAAGCCGGGAGTCTCTTTATAGATAGACAATGCATCAACAATTCGTGCACGTAAATCAGCAGATGCAGCTCCGATTGCATCAGCAGTCGTTTGCTTATGAAGCGAAACAGATGAATGGCAGGCTTGAATTTCAACTTGTAATGCTGAATTTTTCTCTCTTAATTCAACTATTTGTTTTCCCTGCGAGTTGACTAACATTTCCAATGCATTAATTCTTTCCCGACATGCATTAATGGCATTTGCACTTTCAGTGAGGAGTGCGGTACTCGAAGGGAAGATATTCTTAAGTCCTGGTTGAGGAAGTGATACCTCATGTCGATGTGCCGTAGACGAAGTTTTTGGAATGAAAGTTCCGGGTCCATGGAAATCGATATCTGGTTCGTCGAGTATTTCTCCCGTTGGAGAAATTAATGCCCTGGTCTCGACGTTGGGAACAGGTTCTTGTGGGGTTCCAGACAATGTGCCAGTGAGCGCTGCAATAGAAGTTCTTAGCTCCTGATCGTTTTCAATTATATTCCCTAGTCCTCTGACAATCTCCGTTTCTTCGAAATTACTTTCTTCATTTATTAGCTCAACGGAATTGCTCATCTTGATCTCGTTTTCAATGAGTCTGTGATGAAATGTATAAGAAATTTCTGGAGGTAGGTACCAGAGAGTGAGAACAATCACGAAGGTAATTATAATACTCCCTGCGAGCATGTTCTGTTAATCCTA